CTCAAATCGAAAACTCCTCTTCAGGAATGTTACCTCCTTCATCGAGATAAAAGGCACAGATTCAGCATCTTTCTCAGCCATGGTGAATTTCACACCAATCTCCGCTAGCACTTTCATGACGGCAGTATGGTTGAACCACGAAACCTTGGATATCACACCAAAGCCGTTGTCATCACCATAAGTTATCAGCGCCACGTTCTTCTTGAAGGTTCGCACCTCCTTATCAGGATTCAAAATTCTGTAACAGTAGCGGATGATGAGGCAGTTAGCAATGCTGTTCATTGGCGACGTCATGGCCTGCCCACTGGGATTCCTCCCAATAAACATCACCAAATCACCGTTGATTTCCACAACCGCGAATGCAAGATCGGTAAAAATGCATCTTAGAAATCTCAACATGTCTTCAACCCAACCAGCGTACTGGTGGAAGTCTGTGATCATTTCACCGATAACAAGCATGAGGACTGCGTCCGGGATCGTGTCGAACCCTTCATAGTCCCCTGCAGCCTTTGTGCGGACTTCGAACTTGTGAACAATGTCGCCTTCGTCGAATTGCGTCAGGAATTGGAACAGGAGGTCCCATTCTACGCTTTGGCACTCCATGCCAACAGCGCACTCAAAGACCCACTTGTTCTTCTGCATGACCCGCGAAAAGGTCAGCAGAAACTTCCGCATCACGAAGATGAAGTCCACGGGGCCACCCATGAACATTCGAGTCTTCGCTGCTTCAATCTTGCCCCACTTACGCGCTTCGTCTTTTAGGCTCCCCACGAAAACTGGGTACGCTCTCTCCCCATTCTGGTACTTTCTCAAGATCCCATCAACTCGATCCATGATCTCACTATTGAACATCACCGGACTCAAGAAGCCATTCTGGGGAGGGAGGAATTCCAGGAAGTGCTTTTTGCTCTTCTTCCATGGGAAACCCGCGCTAGTGCTCTTATTGATCCCATCAATATACCTGACACCAGCTTTTCCATTAACCGTGGTAAAGTCGTCGAGAACACGGAGTTCCTCCAACCACTTGGGATCGATGGTTTTCCACTCAGCGAGGAATTGCGCTGCACACTCACGAAGAATGTCTTCCCTGAATAGTGCTGACTGCTTGGTTAGCGCTGTAATGGCATTGCTCCAAGGTCGCCAACCTTTCATCACTGGCGCCCCATGCGTGAGTTTGTACCCACGCTCCTCCATTGCATCACAGAGCAGAGTTCTGCGCACCCGTGACTTCGGTTGCTGGCGGAATCCAGTGAACGAACCAAAAAATTCGATCGTTCCACTCTGGAGGTACCGCACTGGAGAATTCTCATGTAAGTCCACCAGCTCCTGAGGAGCCGACGGCGC